TTTTTTAGGTTAATTTTTGGGCGTCCTTTTCAGCGTAGTGTAAGGTGTTGGAGACATAGTGTAAGGTGTTGGAGGCGACGAAAGGACTGCTATTGCTAACAGTCCTTTACATACAACGATTATAAAGAAGAGATTGTAAATGGCTATTTACAACTCAATAGTATTTATCTTTCTAATTTTTCGTACATTCTGTACAATTCAGCTCTAAAATTATCACCAACTTTATCACCTTGTGGTAATTTCATTCTGTCATCCATACGCATTTCTCTAATCTTTTCGCGTATTTCCATTTCACTTGTTTGTGTAGTTTGTGTGTTGGTTAATGGATTAGGTGCTTTGCCTTCACTCATCATGTTGTACAATATTTCAAGTCCATCAGCAGTATCACTCAATGGATAATTTAATACATGTGCTGGCAGACTTGTTGCAAATTTTTTAACTGCTTCAAGTTTGCTGTCATATTCATTACCCCATTTTGTTTTCAAGTTTGCGTTCTCTTGTTCTAGGTCAGCACGGGCTGGTTGTGATGATTGTATCTGTTCATCGATTGTGTCCAATTGATCCTTGTACAATGTTACAACACCTTCAACTTGTTCTTGTGTTAAGTTCAAATGTCTAAACATGTCCTCAGCATTTGTTTTTACATCATTGTCCTCTGTCATTTTTAAATCAATGTTTTCTGTAAAACTCCAATTGTATTCTTTGGGTGCTTTGGGTAGTTCAGCAAATTTCTTTTCAAGTTCATTGTAACTTTTTGCTAGATCTTCTGGTGCTTTGAATTTTTCAGGCAACCATTCCGGTCTATCAACTGCTTCCTCTGTTTTTTGTTCAACTGGTGCAGTAGGATCTGCTGGTTGTGTGTCACCTAGTAAAGATGATTGTTCGTTCGTTTCATTTTGTGTTTCGTCTGTCATTGTTTATCTCCTGTGATATTTACTTTAGTTTCATTTAAATCCATCATATTGCGTATCCTTGACACCATTTGGCGTTGTGCTTCTTTGTAGATAGCGGCATTGCTGTTTGGATTGTCACTGCTTATGCGTGTTTGGTTTGCTATGCGTTCTAAATCATCTAACACAGCATTCCCTTCTGTTGTAGTAAACACACGATTATATGATTCCTTCATTCGTTTCATGTCAGTTTTCATTTTGTATTTCCCTTGAATATATGTATCCATGTGTATTCAAACCAAGCCGTTCCATAGCACGATGATATCCTTTGCGACTGCTCCAACTGTACAGCATAATTTTGCCAGCACCTCTTTTGGCACCCCAAGTTTCTAATCTTTCTAAAAGTATTTTTGGATATTTTGGATTGCATTTGTCGTTGATCAACAACGCAGAAACATTTACATCACATCTATTGTACCACCAATTTTCAGATAGTTGTGCTACAACTAGGCAATGTACATAGCCACTAGTGTCTTCAATGGCTTCTGTGTATCCATAACCAGGATGTATTTGCTCACATTGTATAAGTTGATCTAAAAATCTATCGCAGTATTCTTGCTTGTCATATTGATTATTGATTTTCTCACAAAAGTTTTTTGCAAGTTGTACAAGCACTTTGCGTTTTGAAGGTGATGTATAATCACTGCCTGTTTTAAATACCATCATGTTAAGTTCGTTTCGTTTGTATTATTTATTCAACTGCTGGTGGTGCCATTGGCGGTACTGTTTGTGTTGGATCCTGTTCTGCTATAGCCTGTTGTGCTTGTTGCAAGAATTGTTGTTGCTGTTGTGCTTCTAATTTTTGTGCAACTTCATCTTCATCCAACAATACTTCTGGTGACATATCGCCATCGCGTGTAATTTTTCTAGCAAGTTTTTGTATGTCAATGTGTGCTAATGCTTCTGGACCCATTTGTGCAAGTACAGAAAGCAACTGCATATCTCTTTGTATTTCTGACATGCTAATACCTTTTTTAACTGCTGAATTAACAACAATTTCAAACTGCGTACCATCAGTAATAAATTCTGGAAGTTCACCTCTTAACTGCAAACGCTTGATTAAATTTGTGATTGTTTGTCTTAAGAATTCATTTTCTAAACGGATTGCGTATGGGCCAATTCTTCTAAAAAATTCTTGCTGTCTAACCATAACTTCTTGTGCAGTCATTTGTTGTGTTTGGTTTGGTGGTATAATTGCATCGTTGAATAATATTTTTCTAATTTTTTCTCTTTGGTCTTCAACTGCTTGGAAACTTATTTGAAAGTTACCTGCAATTGGTAATGGTCTAATTTCACTATCAACTGTAATAATATCACCTGGTTCAATTTTTGTGTTTTGAAAGTTAATAGAACTTTCACTACCATCAACTTGGAAAGCACCCAAGCCAGCAAATGCACTTTGTTTCATAATCAATTGTGTTGCTTCATTGGCTACTCTAATATGTGGTAGTGCTTGACGACAAGGTGAGTTGCCCCACACGCTACCAAGTTCTTTACCAAATCTAAACACAATAAACATTTGTACTGGTGTTGGTCTTTCTTCTAACATCACCATGCCTTCTTCAAGCATAACTCTGTACATCATTTCTTTTTCACCTGGCAAACGCAAACAACTTTCTAAAACTTTAATTTGTTGTTGCGGATTTTTTTCTAATATCCTGTTGTACTTGCTTGGTACTTTGCTACCATACTTTTCAACTAGGTATTGTGCTGACAATGTGTGTGATCTAAACACAGTATCAACTTCACCTTTGTGATTGTCTAAGAAATATAATTGGTGTGTTGGTATAGGAAGGAAATCTATACTTGTATCATCTTCAATCATTGTTAATGCGCCAGTGCCACAAATGATTGCGTCCATTAAACTTTCTGCGGCCGCGGTGTAGAAGTTGCTGTCTCTAATTGTTTTGAAAACAACTTTGTTAGCCATGTCTAACATTTGTCTTACATCACTTGCAACTTGTGGTTTGATTGAATCTCTTACATCTATGTGTGCCCATTGTTGGTTGTTTGGAATCAACAATGTTAAGATAGTAGACAAAAGATTTTGCACACCATCTGATGCTGTTGCATCAAACAATTTCTTTCTGTCTGTTTCGCCTTCTCTAGTACGCCATATGTCTCTAGACGGAAAAGTAAATTTGTAAATTTCACTCAACTCATCTTCATGCGTTTCTCTGGCGGCTTTGGCTTGCTGATAGATTTGTTTAATTGCGTTCATGTATTACCCGTAAATTTTTCCAAGCAAAGTTCTTTTAGTACTTGGACCCAATGCTTCATCTTTGATTCCCATGTAACTGCTTCCGCCTCTTCTTGTGATCAATGTACCTCTGCCTCTTTTTCTTTTAAGAGCTTTTGATAAATTGTTAGCGGCATCTGATTGTGCAGTTTCTTTATCAATGATGACTTGTTTTGCGTCTCTTTCCATTTGAATTTTGTCTTGGGCTCTTGCCATCTCTTCTGCTGATGGAACTTTTGGTTTCATAAAACTCATTACTGAACTCCCAATTTGTTAATTAATGTTTCTATTTTTCCTAATAAGCCTCTTCTGCTTCCAGTTGCTTGACTTTCAACACCAAGTGCTGTGCCTCTTTTACTTACTAGGCTTCCTCGTCCTCTAACCAATCTACCTCTTCTTGCTACACCTAAGTTTGTAGATCTAGATTCAACGCCGCCCGTTGTGTTGTACACTGGGGGTGGTGGAGGTGGTGGTGGTGGTGGAGGTGGTGGAGGTGGTGGACTTGGCGGGGGGCCAAAAGAACACATCGCTAATGGGCCAGTATAATCATATGAATCCTCTTCAATGATGTTACCGTCTATATCCCAAACTATTTTGTTATAAATTTTTACCATGGTTTTTAAATCCTTTATGCGTGTGCGTTAAGTTATATATATAATATATATCCAACGCTTATCTGACAGCGTCCTATCAGTTGTATTTATTTATCAATCTAATTGGCTTATTCTTGATATGCTTCCTGTTGATTGGATAACAGATTTGATTGCAGGTATTCTAGTTACATCAATGCTTGGTTCTGGTAGATGTGATATTGCTTCTGACACAGCATCTATGCAGTCATCATGTGTGTTTGAATTTGGAAATTCTTCTAGCTCTTCCATAAACGGAGAATTATTAATCACCCTTTTATGAATGAATAATCTGCTAATTTTAATCAATGGTTCCAATGTTTGTGCTATGAATGTTTTCTTGTTTGCAGTTCTATATTTGTTTACAAATTGAATCTTGCGTTTCATTTCTTTGCAAATTCTTTTGGCTTCATTTAACAAACTTGCAGAAAAGTTTTCCTCAATAAACACATGGCCAATGCCGTAGCGTGTACATGCATTTATGATTTGTTTTATTTGGTGTGTAAAATCTTTTGTTTCTTTATCAACGGCATTCAAAACAATAACATCATGTATGTAAACATTGCCTTGATCATCTCTCATCACTACAGCAAACACACTTCTATCTCTGTTGTGTAATCCAGTTGCAGGATCCCATGCACCAGCCATTCGTCTTATGTTGGGTGCATTAGTCTTTTGTGATAATTTAACCACAGGCAAATATCCGCCAAATGGTTGTGCTAGATGTTGCACAAAAATGTCATCTTCATATGTGTGTATTCTATCTAAATCCATTAATGGTTGATATGTGCTAGTAGGTATGAGCAAATACTGTGAAGCAAAGTCACCATCAGTAGTTGATTGTTTTTCTCTTTCTAACCATTCCCAATTGAACTGTCCGTCAGGATGATTAGGCCAAGCAAGTTCTTGTGTGTCAGCATTGTACACTGGAATTTTTTCAATTGTGTATCCAATGTTTACTAGATGATCATACAAACTTTTTTGTGTGTGCGGCGTACCAAGACACAAAATGTTAGGAGCCATTTTTGAAAATTCTGATACACGCTCTTTAATTCTTTCTCGTGCTTCTTGTGTTATACTGTTGTCAGAAACTTCCAAGTCATCACCAATAATTAAATCAGCATGCATCCCCGTATATGATGCGCCTAGACTTGTTACAGCAACACTTGGATTCAAACTAATTACATCTCTGTTGACTGTAAAGTTTTGCACTTGCCATTGTGTTAAATCTTTTTTCAAATGCTGTGTTAATGGATTGCTTTCAATTGTTGATCTAATCATCAATGAGTTACGCAGTGCAACATTTCTTTTTGCAGAAATAATTATGCAACTAAAATTTGGATCCAAATATAAACGCCACACCACATACAAACAAATCAAATGTGATTTACCTGCGTGTCTAAAAACTTGTAATATGCGTCTTGGATCACCTTGTGTTTGTTCTAACCAATCACACATCTTAAGATGCAAGTCAGGTGTAGAGCGTCCGTCTAGTATGTTTTGGCAATCCACAAATTGGCGAAATGGTATGTAGTCAGCCATTGACTAGTCCTCTTGTTTTTTTAACTCTATTATTTCTGCTTGTTCTTGTTGATGTTTTAATTGTTCTTCAATTCTTGTTTTTGCTTTGGCTAATAATTCATCTGCTTGTTTTTTTTCTGTCATATGATTTGTACCTTGCGGATGTACTGCACCACTGGCATGTTGTGCTAATGATTTTAACAATGCTAAATGTGCCTTTCTTGCATTTACTGTAAAAGTTGTTTTTTTTATGTAGTGCGGGTCGTCTAGACTTGGCCACGCCGCATCAGAAAATAATTCATGTGCATGAACTATTTCGCTTTCAAAATATTTTTCTGCTAGGTCTTTTAATACTTTTGTAAATTCTTCATCTACTCTATTTTTATCTGTCATTTCTTTTCCTTTTGCATTGATACGAGGTAGGAGTAACTCCTACCTCTATATCTAGGAGCAATAATTTATGCCTACTTACTGCATAAGTATTTATACAAAATATTAATGGAGTATTAATTATGGGATTATTTAAAGAATATATTAGGTGTTATCCAATGTTAACACCTGAATACTGTACAGCAATTATTAATGAATATGACGCAAAATGCACACAACCTGCTACAAGTGCCACACAACTTGGCAATGTTGTAATAAAAGAACACCGTTATTGTGATGTTTTAGGCATTGATAATAAAGACTTAAATGCAATGCTTATGGAAACAATTGATTTGTACAAGCGTACATATCCATTGTGCAATGTAACAAAAGTAATAGATTCACAATTTTTACGCTACGGACCTGGTGGCAAGTTTAACGCACATGTAGATAGTTACACACAAACCTTACGCACATTGTCTGTAAGTGTAATATTAAATGACAACTACAATGGTGGTGAGTTTGCTTTTTTTGACAGCACAGGTAAAAAAGAATTGCACACAATCAAACCAGTGCAAGGTGATATTATTGTGTTTCCTTCAAACTTTATGTACCCACATGCAGTACATCCTGTGAAGTTTGGAACTAGGTATGCAATTGTAAGTTGGATGAATTAATTTTCTGAATCGTATTCAATGTCTTCTGTTAATGGATTGTCATATGCATCCCAACCTTGATGTCCTTCATATATAACTGCCCTGCCATTTGAACTTATTGGATCTGGATTTGAAACTGTATCAACATCATCAAAGTCATTTTTTTTGCCA